GAAACATATTTAACACCCGCAACCTGTGATGCAATTGTCGTCAAATATAGAGAGTTCACCGAAGTAGCAAAGTCCCAACCAGCAACAGAAAGATATGCTTCAATTGCTTCAGAAACAGCCGTTCCAACAGTTGCTGTATCATAGTTTGGCAATACAACAATAGTTGCGCTGACATTCACATTAAAAGTGTTCATGTCATGCAAAAATATACCCAAACCAGCAACGACCTTGCTTTCAATTGCAGTTTCTATAGCAAGTTTTTGTGCTGTCCCAATAGCAGCCCCCGCCGAGTCACACATAGAAATAGTCACAGCGCCCCCAACGTCCGCTGTCGCAAAAAGCATTCCGTTTCCAAGAACGACGCTTCCAACAGTGGTTGCCGCAGTGGCAATATTGCCGTTGGTTCTTGCGTAACTAAATGTAGTAGTTGATGGCACGACAGTTATTGTGTATGTTCCGTTATATACGTTGTTTGCCATATCCGCAACATCTACAACATCACTAACAGAGAACCCGTGCGCATACCTTGTTGTCAAAGTAACCACATTGGAAGCAAGTACAGCATTAGTAATGTCATTCTCTTTTGCTCGAGTTAAATCATAAACCTTGAACCTTGAAACGGTTGGATAGTTCACAGAAAGATAACTTGCCAACTGAGACTCTGTCGTTATTGCATTACTTAAAGAACTCAAGAAAGTAACCCCTCTATTAAAGTATTCTTCATCAGTTTCAGAGTCTGTTCCTGCTGTAGACAGAGCCGTGAGGCTGGCTGACAAAATGAAAGGGGTACTTGACACAACTGTCAAATTAGATGGAATTGGAATATCTGGATATAGAGACGGAGTTGACGCTTGAACAGATACAGAACCAGTTGTACTACCGTTCGCAATTGTCAGGTCTACGGTCGTTTCGTAGAGGTTTTGTGTCAAAACACCAGCACCGTCGTAAACGTCGTAAGAGAAAACAGTACCCGCAGCAATAGTTTGACCAGTGTTCACAGACAAAATGATTTCAACTGTTGCCAATGAAGGTGTTGCCTCTATGCGGTCAAACCCAATTAGTTTCAATATTCCTTCCATAAGCCCATCGGGCATACGATTAAAAGTTGCAATCATGCTTGCTGTTTGATGTGATGTGGCTTCAAGTATCGCGTTCTCTATTGTCCCCACCCTCGGGGTAAATTCTGGTAAAGCAATTTGTGCGTATTCAACAGCGTCGTCGTAAACATCAGTAACATCTTTGTCAAAGATAGTGAGGTCAACATATTCGCTAAAGTCTGGTGAAGGCACAGTTATACCAACCGATTAAATTTGATAGCCAGATTTGTTTGCCCGCTGTTGTCGACAACGGACTCACTGGTCGTGACTCTTATTTCTGGAATTAGATTGCCTAAAACCAAACCAACTTTTGCCATTGCGCTTGACTCAAAAGTTGGGTCTTCTACACCGTAAAAAGTTGATATAGGCAAAGCACCTGGAACTATTTGCACAGCCAAACCAAGTAGATTTGCATAATATTCATCAGTGTTTTCAAGTATTTTTTCCATCTCAAAATTGTCTTCCCTGAACCGCATCGGTAATCTAATTGTGTTCATATTGACCCTACAATCACGCCTTCATCAAGAGAACTATTCAATAATACAACAAGAACCCGTTCACCCACATTTGGCAAGGTTAATGTTGAACTGTGGACACCAGAGATACTTGTGGTGGTTGCCGACAGGGAAACCCCTGTAACCACGGTAGTTGACGAAACTGTTCCCGTAGTTACTGTTAAAGTCTGTTTGACTGGCGTAGCCACAGGAAAAGTAAAATGAGCCATAAACTTGTACGGACCTAGTTGAGCCTCGTTATTCAGCGCTGGTACTTTCACAAAACCAGTTCTATCGGCATCATTTTTTGCGGTCAAAACACCTACATGAATTGAGGAAAAAGAAGCATTGGTTTGCGCAGCCGAATCCGCTCTATCCATACCGTCCATAGAATCACCGTAAATAGACATTTTTCCTCTTAACCAATCACTGTTGTTTCTGCTACTTTTTTATCAATTTTTGCTTTATCGTCTGGGGATATTTTTTCCACCGTAGCAAAACTTATAGCCAAAGGTTCTGGCTCCCCATACTTATATTTGACCGATGTAATCAAATATGCCGTTTCGTCAAAACCTTTAATTCCGTATACAACTACTGTCATTCCCGCCCGAATGTTGTATGCGCTCCCAATATTTTCCTCGTATTTGTCGCCAACCCACAGACTTGCTGAACCCTCAGACTCTTTGGGGCTGTCCATTGACCTACGCATTTCTGGAACTTGCGTAAGAAAAAAATTCAACTTGTCGTCGTTTGGGTACCTGAGAGGGATAAAAAAAAGAGAACGTCTTTCTGTGCCTCCACCAATTTTAGCAAAAGTAAAGTCCTCTGTTTTTTCTATACCCCAACGCCCAAGAAGCCATTTTGGTGAACCATAAAACAAGGTTGGCACTGGAACAGTTCCGCCAGCAGGAATCGCATACATAACGAAACAAAGATATTGAAGGTCTTTTGCGGAACGAACCAAAACATCATAAACAGATTCTTTGTTTTTTTCAGTCTTCACTTTAATTGTTGTGGTTTTTACACCAACAGGTCTTTGACCTAGGAACTCTAAACCAAACTTTTTGGCTACTTTTTCTGCGAAATCATAGGCGGTAGTTGATTTTAACGCTTGAGGTTTTTTATCTAATTTCATTCGCTGAATCGCTTCAGTTCTTAACGCCAAAGTAATTTTAAAATACTCGCCTTCCCCCGCAGAAATCTCGTGAGAAGCAACCATATATTTTTCGGTAATGGTTCCGTCAAAAAAATCTACGATATTACCTACAGCAAAATATCCGTTATTCCACATTGCGAGTTTTTCGTCAACAATTTCAACCGTTATTTGTGACGCGCCATCAACAGAATAATCAACATCTATGTTTGTAATACTTTGAGCGATTTGTGCCCTGACGCTTGCTTGGTCATTGCCAAGAAAAACTATTGTTCTATCGCTAATCATTGACTACGGCTTCTTCAGACAGGGAGTTGTTGCCATCGGACGCCAATAAACTTTCTTGACCCCTGGGATATAACACAATTTGAAATTCTTGAGATGATCAGGGTCGAAAGTCCCCTTACCAATCCCTCTATTATTAAATATCTGAGTTGCGTCGGCTACCTCGGTATAACTAAAACCTGACGGATGCTTTACGGAAGAAGTTTTACAGATTTGCGGATTTTTTAATGCAAACTTGGGCTTTGAACAGTTGGGGTTGGGTTTCGTCAAAGTCAAAGGTGGAATCAAAACAACATTAACACGAGGGTTTCTGTTCTCAACCAAACTTATTTTAACATTCGCTTGAGTAATCAAATTTTCTTTATTTCTCCTTGTGACATCAACACTCATATCCGTAATAGAGAAAAACAAGCCGCTCACCTTTTCTTCGCTCATATTGCGAAAAACATAAGGTTCTCGTGTAAAAACATCATAATTAATCAATTGGAAAACCTTGTTGCTGTTTGAAGCAAACGACCGCAAATTAAAAATTTCTTTCTCAACATCCCTAATAAGACCATCACCTGGATGGGCGATAAGTGCCGTGAAGTCAATAGTCATAAGTCTGTGTGATTTGAACGCAACGATAGGTGTAGTGCCGGGTCTTGGTATCTGAACCATTTCATCCGCCAACTGCCCAACATTGACTTCTCTTGGGCTGTATGGGAAAACAAAATCTTGTTCCTCGGAAGGGTCAGACGAACGCATACGCAAAATAAGAGGCAAAGCCCCAGGTGTGGATGCTTGCAAACGATTTGCTTCGTCCCCCGAATCTCTCATTCTTACCCAAACGGTTACCGTGCTAGCCATGACACGCTCCTACGACCTTCTCGGGTCTATTGTGCCACCTGCTGCTGGAACCATCCCACGCTCTCTCTGCTCTTTCAACGCTTTTGCAATAGCCCTCTCGATCTGGTCAACGGTTCCTTTGTCCAGCATCGCCGCATTAATGGTTGTTTGTGCTACATAGTTCTGTGTTCCCTGAGCAGGAGGAACCATCCTGTCAGGCGAAACACCACTTGTACCAGTACCCCCATAGCCAGTATCTTTCAACAAGGTATTTATTCTTGCACCAGCAATAACTTTGTCAGGGTTTGACACGGCGTCTGTGTATTTTTGAAAGAAAAGAGGATTTTTTGCCGTTTCGGCTCTGATTAAGGTTTCAAGTTTTTTGGGGTCAACAAAACCTTCTTTGTTAAGAAGCCCACCCATGTTGTTAATTCCACCAGACATATTAGCGAGATCTGTGAAATTAACATTCTTCAACATTGCCTCAGGGGTGCCACCAGCGTTTGCTAAATCGGTTCGCAAACCTGTCTTTTGTTCATCTGTGAGATTGGCAAATCTTCCACCTGGCGCCAAATCCTGTTCAAGTTGAGCAAAAGTATTCGTCAAACCTTGGATATCACCAAATTTTCCAACATTATATTGAAGGGCTTTCTTCAAAAAATCTTGACGAGACTCGACACCAGCATCGCCGCCTTGTAATTTTTCTGCGGCTGCGTTTACAGCCTTAAACTGTTCTCTTTCCTGCGCCTGTTTATCAAAATAGTCCATCACTGGATTGACAATCCCTGCGGTGAAACCTGACCATGCTGCTTTCAACAGTCTGGCTTGTTCTTCAGCAGTTTTACCAACAAGTTTAAGAACTTCTCGAAAATTAAGCATCTTGTCTTTTATATCGATGCCTGCCGCCTCAGCAAGTTTGTTCAAAGACTCAGCACCAGTATTAAAATATTTTTCGGCAAGTCCAGCATTAGATGTATAGTTATCTATCTGAGAATTCATTTTTGTTAATTGGGCATTATATTCTTCTAGAGCCTGAGCAGCATATGCGGGGTCGGCATTTGTCGTGACCAGTGTGTTCATATCTTTAACCATTTGGTCTCTTGCTTTGAGCAAGTCGTCAACGTTTCCGCCAGCAAAAGCCTCATCAAGTGTTGAGGTGTAGTTTTCTACAAGTTCCTTTGCCGCTTTTCTAGTTTCCCTTCTTTGTTTACCTGCTTTGAGGTAACCAGTTACACCGCCAATAAGTGCACCAACGCCAGCGCCCACTGCCGCACCAAGAGCAGTCCCCACACCGGGAAAGACGCTTCCGATTATTGCTCCAGCAGCCGCACCAGATGCTGCGCCTCCGAGTGCTCCACCCCCCGCAGCCATGCTTCTAGATCTAACCGAGTCGTCCGTGAATTTGCTTCCGATATATGAACCCGCACCGTAAGCACCAGCAGCACCAGCAACACCTGCTGCCAATACTCCAGTTCCCATCATCGCTGATCCTCCGCCAATTGCGGAAAGACCACTCTGCCCCAAAAGCATTACTCCTGCGCCAGTACCCATTGCTGTATTTCCAGCAGTCTTCAATGCAGTGCCCCCAGCGGAGTCATACCCGCCAGCGTCATTACCTTTACTACTTAAGGCACCTCCGGCTAACATCAACCCTGCAGCAGCGATCATCGGTCCATAACCACCAGCATGAGTTTTTATGGCGTTGCCAATTCTCCCCATTCTTCCCTGCCTACCAGTACCACCGCCCATTGGACCGCCGCCCATCGGACCGCCGTTAACATTCACCACACCAGCCTGAACATTCATATTTCCAGTTTTATTCATGTTTTTACCAAACATGGTTCCAAGAACAGTAAAAAATCTTTTAGCAATTGTAAACAATGCGTACAAAGCAGCAAGTTTAATTATTCCGCCACCGACTTTGCCAAAGACTTTTTCAAATTTATCTCCTACGGCTATTGCGGTTTTACCAAATTTGGCTAAACCATTAAAAAACTTTTCAATAATCACCAGAAAAACTTGCAACACAGGCATCGCACCTATAAACAATTGACGAACCACATCACCATATTTACCGATAGCGATAAGAGTTTTAGCAATCTGGTTAGCGAAACCCTCAATTACCGGACCGTTGCTTTCAATAACGCCCGCTAGGTCTTGCATGCTCCCCGTGAAACTTGAACCCAAAGCGTTGAACAATGGGCTAAAGAAATATTTGTTGATTGCCTCGCCTGCTTTTTGGAACTGTCGCATCCAATCCTGCATAGCGTCAAAAGCATTACCAATCTTATTGAACGAGTCGCCCAAGAAACCAAAAATATTTGGTGATGAACCAAGGTATTTGTTCATCAAGACAATCATTTTGTCGGCACCTTTTTCGACCATGTCAAGGGCGCTACCCAGTCCGCCGCTGACATCAAAACTTTGCATTACATAACTAAGTCGAGTTATAAAAGTGGAAATGATTCCTTGAAGGCGACTAATTGCTCCACCTGTTTCACCCAAATATTCGCCACCGAGGTCGGTCAACTGTTCTTTGATGGAACTAACAGCGGTCTTAAAACGACCCATCACCGTATTGTTTAATGCGTCTAATGTGCCAGCGTATTTGGTGGCGAAAGTTTCACCAAGTTTTCCTTCAGCGGCTGCTTTCAAAAACTCATCACTAGTTTTTATACCAAGCGCACTTGCTTCTTTCACAATCTTCTCAAAGTCAGGACCTAAATCTTTGGCTGCTTCTGCACCACCAGCAAGGGTGCCCTTCTTTTGAACCGCAGCCAAAAACGTTGCAAGTTTTTCTGAACCCTTATCCAAATCCCCACCACTACCAGCAACAACATCCATCAACGATGTGAACGCCGCTGTCGTCTTACCAGTTATAGGTTCAACCTTGCTCAAAGTCGAAAATGATGATTGTAAAGATTTTGCACTAACAACAGCAAGTTGCGAATTACCCACAAACATTGACATCGCTTGACCAGCAGCGACAAACCTGTCGTTGGTAGTCAATGCTCCTTTAGCGTAGGCAGGGGAGTTTTGTACGGCTGAGAATTCTCTTTGGGCAGCCAACAGTGTTGTTATAGCAACATATGCAATACCTACGGCGCTAGCCATAGACGACATCGCTGCTTTGTACATTTTTACAAAGTATGTCCCCATTTGAAATGCAAGACTGATTGCGCTCATTGCGCCAGCCATTAATGGGAGAGAAATCATGGCGAGTTTGTTAACTACTCCGAGTAGTTTTCCATACATGCCAGTCATCTTGCCAG